TCCCCGTTGCGCTTATTTTGCTTGATGTAGGCGCGGCGGTTATGTGCGTAATTGGCAAAGATTATAAACGCGCTGTATATTGGCTCGCTGCTGCGGTGCTCAATGTAACAGTAACATTTTAGCAAAAGCAGAGAGGAGGTTATGCTATGAACTACTTTAAGGCGGCGGAGCAAGTGCTCGGCTCCATACCAACGCTTAAAAAGGCGTTAGAAAATTTGCAGAAAAGAGAGCAACGCTTAATAGAGCAAGGAAAACCGCGCGAGCCTGGGGCTATTGACTATAACAAGCCTTTTACCGACTCGCACTATGTAAGCGACACACTCAACGAGCTTTTAGAGCTTTCGGAGTGCTCAAAAAACATAGCGGAAACGCAGCGCAAGCTCGCGGAGCTCGAAAACATCATAGACCAACTTAACGAGGAATATAAAAAAGTCGTCGTTTTGTGGTATGTTGAGAAACGCTCAAAAGAGGCTATTATGGAGGAGCTGTATGTAGAGTCGCTTACTACGGTTTATAACCTCCGAAATAAAGCTGTAGCAGAGTTTGCTTTGCTCTACTATGGAGCCTCGGCTCTACCCTCAATTTAGGCATTTGAAAAAAGGCTGTATAGAAACTTGCTTTTTGCTGCTGTATACTGATACCGTAGAAATAGACGGTTGAGGCGAGCTGCAAATAGCGGCTCGCTTTGTCGTTGTATCGGGAGTAGATATAACACTCACTACGGCGGAGAGGGCGGGACGCTGTTATATGCAAGAGTTTGCACGCAAGTTTTATTTAAGCAAGACCTGGAGAGATACCAGGGAATATATATTTAAGCGCGACCTGGGGCTATGTGTACGGTGTGGTAAGCCTGGCGAAATAGTACACCACAAAATACACCTTACACCGCACAACATAGATAACCCGAGTATCACGCTTTCGGAGGATAACCTCGAGCTACTATGCCGTGAGTGCCACGCTATAGAGCACGAGGGACAGCCTGCTACAGCAAGCGGGCTTATGTTTGATAGCGAGGGAAACCTCGTAGAAAGGGAGGGCTACCTATGAGCAAAGTATGCGAGGTAATTATATATACAAGCAATGCGGCATTGTCTTTCAATGTCGAGGCAACTACAGACGACTTTCAAGAGCGGCTCGCTGCTGCGCTTGAGGAGGGCACAGTATTACTCGATACCGTAGAGGGCACAAAGTTAATACTTAACGCTATCAATGTTGTTGCTATCGAGGTACACAAAGCAGGCGCACAAGAGCAAACTATCCCCCCCGTTAAAAAAGTTTGACCTTGTATTTTATGAACCGTGTTTAAGCCCCTTTTATGACCGCCCCTTGTGTGTATTACCCCCCTACCCAAAGACGAAAAGAAAGGAGTTTTTAAGTGGAGTCTACATTATATGCGCGACAAAAGAAAGAGCAGAACAGAATTAAAAAAATATACAAAAATCTACCCAAAGAACAGCTCGAAATCGCAAAAAAATTGATTGAACGAGCCGCTTATATGCTCGTTTCTTTGGAGGATATGGAGGCAAAAATCAACGAGGACGGGCTCGTCGTTGAAATGCCGCAGGGCGCGTACAAAATCGAAAGAGCGCACCCTCTTTTACAGCCTTATAACGCAATGGTAAAGAATTATAATGCCACCATTAAGCAGCTATCCGACCTCTCGCCAAACACCGAGGCGGACAAAGCAGGGCAGGCTCTTATGATGTTTGCTACTAAACCGAGCAAGGTACCGAAAAAGCCTTGAATTGGGTTAAAGAATACTATAGCCGCATAGAGAGCGGCGAAATTGTAACGAGTAGGCGCGTTAAAGCTGTCTACTCTCGACTTATTGCAGAAATGGAGGCACCGCCTGCCGACTTTCCCTATTATTTCGACGAGGAAACGGGCGAGCGACCTATACTCTTTATCGAAACCTTTTGCAAGCAATCCCAGGGAACTATCGGAGCTCCGCTTGAGCTTGAGTTATTTCAAAAAGCATTTATACAACTGCTTTTCGGTTGGCTTGAAAAGGAAACGGGCTACCGTCGTTTCCGCGAAACTATGTTTTTATGCGGACGAAAAAACGGTAAGTCTACCCTGCTATCGGGTATTGCGTTATATATGCTCATTGCCGACTATGAGGGCGCAGCGGAAATATACTCCGTAGCGACCAAAAAAGACCAGGCAAAAAAGGTATTGACCGAGGCTGTCAATATGATTAAGCAATCGCCCGAGCTGCGGGCGGTTATAAAAAAGCGGCGAAATGATGTTTATTTTCCCGCGACCTCCTCTATTTTCGAGGCTCTCGCCTCGGACTCAAATACACTTGACGGCTTGAACTCTCACGCTGTTATTATAGACGAGCTGCACGCCATCCGCGACAGAAACCTATACGAGGTTATGAAACAATCGACCTCGAGCCGTAGGCAGCCCCTCGTCGTTATGATAACAACGGCGGGAACTGTACGCGAGTGTATTTTTGACAATATGTACGAGCTTGCTTGCGAGCTCGCGGACGGTACCAAAAAAGACGATACATTTTTGCCGATACTCTACGAGCTCGACAGCCGCGACGAGTGGACTAACCCTCAAATGTGGATAAAAGCAAACCCAGGGCTCGGCAAAATCAAACAGTATAAAACCCTTGCCGCTTTCGTTGAGAGGGCAAAGAATAACCCTGCCGACTTACCAGGCGTACTATGCAAAGACTTTAACATACGCGAAAACGAGAGCAATGTTTGGTTATCCTTTGAGGAAATTAAAAACGCTGCTACTTTCGATATGTCCGAGGTATACAACACCTACGCTATAGGCGGCTGCGACCTCTCGGCTACTACCGACTTAACAGCGGCTACGCTGCTAATACGCAAACCTGGCGACAAAACAGTTTATGTATTGCAGCAATATTTCCTCCCGCAGGCGCGCATAGAACACCTGGAGGAGAAAAACACAAACGAGGCACCGTATCGCCTTTGGGCGGAGCGGGGCTTGCTTACTATCTGCGACGGCAACCGCGTTAATTTTTCCGATGTAACAGCTTGGTTTTGCCAAATGCGCGACGAGCACTCTATAGACGCTTTCAAAGTCGGCTACGATAGAGCGTTGGCGGGCTATTGGGTGGAGGAAATGAAAAACAACGGCTTTACTATGGAGCCCGTAGCGCAGGGAGCTTTTACCTGGAGCCAACCTATGCGAGAAATGGGCGCAGCTCTTGCCGACAAGATAGTTAATTATAACAATAACCCTATTTTGCTTTGGTGCCTATCAAATACGGCGGTAAAGAAAAGCGGGTTAAATAATATTCAGCCCGTCAAGATAACCGACAAACGCCGTATAGACGGGGCGGTAAGCCTGCTTAATGCTTGGGTTATCTATGTAAAATACTTTGACGACTTTATGTATAATGTGGGGTGAGCAAATGAAAGAAAAAAGAGGACTTTTCGAGGCTATTTTCGGGAGAAAGCCGCAGGCTCTCGAGGGCTATACCGAATACAAGCTCTTAAATTCCTATCAAACAAATTTTGTACCTTTTTCGGGTAACGCCTGGGAGGTAAACACCGTCCGCGCTGCTATTCATTCTTTCGCCCGCAGGGCGGCAAGAGTACAGCCGCGACATATTCGCAAAGGCGACGGAAAGCTGCAAGATGTAGAGGGCAGCAATCTTAATTACATTTTGCAGTATCAGCCTAACCCGTTGACTACGGCGTATAAGTTTTACTACCGACTCGCTGCGCAATATAAGCTCTATAATAACGCTTTTATTTTCCCCGTATGGGACGAATTTACGGGAAAGCTGCAAGCTATGTATAACATCAACGCCCAGGAAATAAAGCTGCTTGAGCACCAGGGAGAGCTATACTTAAAATTCCGTTTCTATAACGGAAAAACCTACACTTTCCCGTACACAGATATTATACATATCGGCTCAATGTTTGCAGATAACGAGCTTTTCGGCAGCAGCAACGAGGCTATTTTGCCCGTATTAAAAACAGCGGACACTTTTAACCAATCTATGGGAAAATTTGCAGAGCTCGTAGCGGTTGTACGCGGTATTTTGAAAGTAGCAGCCTCTACCAAAACAGAGGACTTAAAAGCTCGACGCGACGACTTTATAAGAGATAACCTCAAAATGGAAAACAACGGAGCGGGCGTTATAGTTACCGACAACAAGTACGATTATACGCCTATCCAGGACAAGCAAACACCGTTACCGCAGGGGCAGCTCCAATATATCAAGACGGAAATATACGACTACCTCGGAACTAACGAAAATATCGTGCAAAACAAAGCGACTCCCGACCAGGAGGACGACTTTTACGACGGAGAAATCAAGCCGTTTTATATGCAGCTTGAGCAGGCTTTTACAAATTGTTTCTTTACCCGCAAAGAGCGCGGCTTTGGTAACGAAATTGTCGCAGAGGGAAACAAGCTCCAATATGCGAAACTCTCCG